ATGCTTTAGTTAGTAGAAAACTAACACAAGCACAAATAGCCAAAGAATTAATCAACGCAGGATTTACACCTGAATCTGCATTACAGACAGCAGGACTAAATACAGAAATGGAACATACAGGTTACTTGCCTAGCAGTCTTACAGTATTGGGTGCAAAACAACCTGAAGTAAAAGCATTATCACAAAGTCGTGCTGATGCTTTGATTCCAGTATTAGAAGAAACATACGACCAAGATGTTAGATCTATGGAACGTGTAATGAACGATTATTTTAGACAGTTACTAAATCGTGCTGATGGTGTCATGGGTAGATACTTAGGTGACACAACAGCTGAAGGTAAAGAAGATGAAGTTAAGTTTGAAGCCCCTGAATTTATTAGAAACAACGCAGAGCGTGGACTTAAATACTACAGGGAAGGTAGAGCAGGTAGTGGTTTGACACCAAAAACTGTTAGAGAAGCGCGAACTATGGCAGGTGGATTTATATCAGAAGGTAAAGTTAGAAGAATGTCAGCTTGGTTTGCTAGACACATAACAGATCTTGACAGCCCAGCAAACAATAATCCCAATAACGATGATTATCCACAAGCAGGTGCTGTAGCATGGTTATTATGGGGTGGTAATCCAACATCTAATCCTATGCGCGCTAAAGAATGGGCTGATAGAAAAATAGCACAGATGGAAGAAGAAAATTCTAAAGCACCAGTAGCTGGCGCAGATAAGTTTACAACAGAAGAAGAAGCTGTTGCTAGAGCTGAACAACTAGGCTGCGAAGGCACACATACTATGACTGAAGATGGTGAAACAATTTATATGCCATGTAGTACGCATGAAGCATACGACAATATTGTTAACCCTGATGGTGGTGAAACAACTTATGGCAAAGAACAAAAACTGCAAATGCCATTTAACGAAATAACAATAATACCTTTAGCATTAGATAGTGACCTAAGTCGTCAAATGTCACCTGTAATGTTACGCTCAATGCGTAAGGCTTGGAATGTTATTAATAAAAACGGAATATTTGTAGACACACCTTTTGATCCTGAATTACCAGTTATACAAAATGCTATGCGTGTTTCAGGTAAAAGAATAAACGATGTATCTAGGGCTGCGTTAAAGAAAACGATACAAAAAGGAACACAAGCTGGTTACAGCTTAGATCAAATAGTTCGTGGTGTTCCAAAAGATAATTTTACAGGGTTGCGTGGGATAGTAAGGGAAACTTATAAAAACAGAGCAAAAACGATTGCTAGAACAGAAATTGCTACTGCTCAAAATACAGGAACGATTGCAAGGTATCAAGTTGCAGGTGTAACTAGGGTGCGTGTAGAAGATGGTGAAGATGATGAAATATGTGCAAACGCTAACGGCACAATACAAACTATGGATTGGGCTTTGGCAAATGCAACAGCACACCCTAACTGCACAAGGGCTTTTGCACCAATCGTTGAAGGAATAGATTACTAGGAGAATAAAATGGTAACAACAAAAAAAATGCTTACACATAAATTCCAAACTTCTGAAATAAAAACTGTAGATGAAGCAGAAGGAATTGTTGAAGCATACGTTAATACAATGGGGGTTATAGATCACGATGGGGAAGTTATAGACTTCAATGCTTTTGATAAGTCTATAGAAAAAGGTGGTCAATCAGTTGCATGGTTTCATGACCAGTCGTCACCAGTAGGTAAAGTTATAGATGCTGCACCTATAGAACTTGGTTATTATGACGATGATGAAGATGGTTTTAAGACAGGTAAACTAAAAGCAATCATGCAGTTTAATTTAAATACACAGCGTGGGCGAGAAGCTTTTGCTGATGTACAGTTTGGGTCTGTAAAAGAATGGTCGGTTGGCTTTCGGTCATTAGATGATGGACTTGAACGACTACCTAGTGGAGATAATGTAAGAGTTATCAAAGCATTAGATTGGGTAGAAGTAAGCCCTGTGATGCGTGGTGCATCACCTGATACACAAACTATAATATCTAAAACTGCCACAACCACGTCTGAAGCACCTGAAGAACAGGTTGAAGAAAAGACTTCTGATGTCGATGTTGCGAAAATTGAGAAATTACAGTTAGAAATTGAAATAGAAAAAAACAAACTAGACATTATGGAGAAATAAAATAATGGAAAAGATTAACGAACTTCGTGAAGAAGCACGACAAGCGTTGGTTGATGCAGGAAAGTTTATTGAAAGTGGTGAAGTAGAATCAGCAAAAAAAGCAAAAGAAGATGCAGTTTCTAAAATAGAAAAAGCAACAGAATTGCAGAACGAAGCAGATTCACTTAAGACACTATCAGGTGACTTTAACAAGCCAACTAATACTGTTCCTGTTTCTAAAGAAGAAGCAAAATTATACAATCCTGCTGACAATGGTAAGGATTATAGAAACGACTACAAACCTGCAACATGGGTTAAAGGTCTACCTGCGGCAGTACAGCCAAAGTGGGTACGAGAACAAATGGGATCAAACCTAAAAGATGAAGAAAACTTTTACAAAGACACTTGGGTAAAGTGGTTTAGGGATAGAAGCCCAAACGCTAACAAGTTCTTTGCAACTGCATCTGCTGATGAACTAAAAGCAATGCAAGAAGGTACTGATGCTGAAGGTGGTTTCTTTGTTCCTGAAGACTTTAGAACACAGGTTATCCACAATACCGGTGTGCCTGGTGGAGTACACCGACCTTACTGTACTGTTTTGACAACATCGCTCAAAGATGGTTACTTACCAACACTTGGTTCTGTAACTTGGGCAGCTATTGCTGAAGAAGCAGCTTATGGTGACAACACACCAACAGTAGGACAGGTTTCATTCACAACTAGAAAAGCTGGTGGTACAGTAAAAGTTTCTAACGAACTGTTAGAAGATTCTGCTGTAAACTTACCTGCATTGTTATCTCAGATTATGGGAGAAGCAGCAGGACGTTACGAAGATCAGCAAATAATTGAAGGTGATGGTTCTACAGAACCTGAAGGTCTAAGAACATCAGCAACAGACGGATCTGATTCTGCAGCTAACAACGCAGTAGCAATTGGTGACTTCCAAACTTGGTACTTTAACCTACCTGCTCAGTTTAGAGCAAACGCTGTTGTTTCAACAACATCTTCTGCTATGGCACAGATCGCTGCACTAGACGTAACATCTAGTAAAGGTAACTTAGCAAACGCAACACCTGCTAGTACACTATATGGACGACCAACTGTGTTGTTTGATGGTACTGGTTGGGACGATGCTACAGCAATTGCAACTAACGAAGAAATTGGTTGTATTGGTGACTTCTCTAACTACTACATAATTGAAAGATTAGGTATGTCTATGCGAAGAGATGACAGCATATACGTGGCTAACGATCAAGTGGGCTTTTTCGCTAGAAATCGCTGGGACGGTCGTGTTGGTCTTGCAGATGCTTTCAGAATATTCAAAATAGCGTAATAGGAGAAAACATAACAATGCCAAAATTCAGACAATTAAGTGATAGGGTTGCAGTAAACGTAGCATTAGCACCAGTTTCTAAATCAGCAGGAACTACAACAAGTTCAGCGATTAACCTAACTGGTTATAGTGCTGCTAGTTTGCTAGTAAATATCGGTGTAATATCATCAAGTGGAACAGTTGACTGTAAAGTTACTGCTTCTGCTACAGAAGGTGGTACTTATACTGACATTACTGGCGCAGCAATTACACAAGCTACACAAGCAGGTTCAGGATCAGGAACAAGTCAATTAGTTGACTTTGATATTCCTGTAGGTAAACCTTTTGTAAAAACAGTATTAGTTAACGCTACTGCTGCTGCTGTGCAGGGTGTATTTATACTTGCTGACCAAGACACTAGAAACTAAATAAAAAATATATAGGTGGGTAGTTCCTTTTTCAATAATCCAATCCAACATTCTTGATAAAACCTACCCACCGACTATAAAGGAAATAAAAATGAAAAAATATAAAGTAATATGTATAGAACCAAGACAGATTGCTGACGATGTATATGCAATTAATCAAGAATACATTGTTGACGAAACACGTTTGGCTAAATACAAAAACAATTTTAGAATAGTAGAAGAAGTTGTAGAAAAAAAAGCAACTACTAAAAAAGCTACTAAAGTAGAAAACAAAGACGCAGGAAAAACTGAGGATAAATAACAATGGCACAAATATATCACACTTATGGTAATGTTTATGACTTCAAAGCATACTTAGGTGGTACAGATCACGTTACTGACTGGACTACAGACGAAACACCTGTTTTAAGAGTGTTAGAAGCTGCATCTAAGCGTATAGATTCTTATATGGGTAGAAGCTTTGGTGCTAGAACAGAAACACACTCCTTTGATTTAGGTCAAGGTGCTTTGCGCGATGATTCATTAGTGCCAAATGGTGATATGATTGAATTTCCTGACTATTGGACTACAAGGTTGCAGTCTACAGGTATCTTAGGTTTAGATGATTGGCTTATTACTGCAACTACAGTCACTTCTTTCGAGGGTACAGACAGAACAAGTAGTGCAACACTATCAGAAGGAATTGGTAACGACTTTTTATTGATGCCATACAACACTAGTCCAAAAAGTAAAATGAAGTTAGTAGAAAATACACTAAAAAATTTATATAGTGGGCAACAAACCTTAACAATACTTGGTGAATGGGGTTGGCAAAACGACACAGAAAGTATAAGCACAGTAGATGCTATAGGTTCTACTTCTACTACTACTGTTACTGTTTCTAGTGGTAGCACAACTTATGTAGGTGACACAATATTAGTAGGTACTGAACAAATGTATGTTACTAACGTAGATGGCAACACTTTGACTGTTATAAGGGCTGTAAATGGCACAACTGCTGCAACACATAGTGGCGGTGCTACATATTACAGGTATAAATACCCTGCTGACGTAGTACAGGCTTGTTTAGATGTTGCTAGAACATATTGGCGTAGTCGTGATGTAGGACAAAGTCAGATTTTAGGTACTAACGAAATGCAGATGACTTACCCACAAAACGAAGAACGCATAATATTAAAAAAATTAGATCATTACCTAAATAAAAGGGAAACTGCGATTTATGTCTAGTATTAATGTGCAAATAAATATTAAAGGTAAGCTTTTAGATATAAATGCTAATAAAAATATGACAAAAGCAATTAACAAAGGCATAGAAAAAATGATGCTTGTTACAGAAGATAGAACTAAAGCAAGAACACCTGTCAGAACAGGACATTTGCGTAGATCTATAACTGGGCAACTTATAGGAAACTTAGCTGCACAAGTAGACGCTGGACAAATATCACAAGGTAAAAATGTTGTATATGCAGATTGGATAGAAGGTATATCTGCAAGAAATTCACAAACTGGATATGCAGGTGTAAGCATGTTTAGACTTGCTGCAAAAGAATTAGAAAACGAAGATAAAAGCAAATATTTTGCAGAACCTATAAAGGATAATCTTACATGAGCAGGTCAGGTGCTATAACTACAATAAAAACAATTATGAATGCTGTTAGTAGTCCTACGTTTCAAGTTGTGCTTATAGGTGAACCGTTATCTATACCTACTGGTGACAGAGTAATTGCTGCATACTTCAATGGCGAAAGTGCAAAAACAAAAACATTGGGCAATGTAATGGTTACACAAAATTGGACTGTAAGAGCGTATTTTAGGGTAGCTCCTAGTCAAAAAGCAAGGGAAGCATTAGAATTAGAGTTGTGGGACGCTGTCAGAAGCATACAGACAGGTTTTAGGGCAGATTCACAATTAGGTGGGAACGTAACAGATTTAGATATATCTTTAGCAACTGTAGGGTGGATTGATTTAGGTGGTAATACTTTTAGAAGTATAAGTTTTGATTTACAATTAATAGAGTTAGAAGCAGAATCTATCTCACCATAAAGGAAAAATTATATGGCAAAAAAATCAGGTTTAGGAAATAATTTATTCATATCAGGTTATGATTTAAGTGGTGATGTTGGTGCAATAAGTAACATTGCTTCAACTAGGGGTGTACAAGATGTAACTAGCATCAATAAATCTGCACATGAAAGATTATTAACACATTCCGATAGCACAATAGAATTTAATTCATTTTTTAATGATGCTGCATTGGCAGAACATGCTGCACTTAGTGGCTTACCTACTACTGACAGAATAGTTACTTTTTTGATGGGTAGTACATTAGGCGATAGTGCATGTGCAATGACAGGTAAACAATTAAACTATGATGCAAGTAGAACAGCAGATGGTGGCTTAACCTTTGCTGTTACAGTACAAGGTTCAGCAGGTATACCATTAGAATGGGGTATATCAGGAACAGCAGGGAAAGTTACACACGGATCAGCAACAAACATAAGTAGCATAGATAATAGTGCTAGTACATCAAGTGGTGCTTCAGCATATTTGCAAGTGTTTGCTGTTTCTTCAGGTACTTGTGTGGTAAAAGTGCAACATTCTACAAACGATAGTTCATGGTCTGATTTAATTACATTTACTGGTGCAGATGACATAACATCTGAACGAGCAACTGCTTCAGGCACAATTAATAGATACTTAAGGGTAATATCAAGTGGCACATTCTCGAACTGCACGTTTAATGTCATCATTAGGCGTGGCACAGCAAACGACATATAAGGCAGTAAAACCTTTATCAACACACTTTAGACCTGCAACTTGCAGGGAAGTTTCCTGTTTGCATTACTTACAGGGTTGGAAAACTGTGTTGGCAGATAATGATTTAGACAATATAAACTGGATTAGAAACAAATCAGGTCTAAATTTTGCAGAAGAAAAACAAGAAGGTACTGTTACTTTTATATTTTATGCGGGACAAAATTGTTTTAGAAGAAATACACATGTTATTTCTTTAGACAGACCTGCTATATTTGGGGTGGATAATGGTCAAGGTTTTAGGAAACAAGAACCTGATCAATGGGTAGATAATTTTGATAACCATTTACACAAATTGAAGGGAGAAATAAATGGCTAAAGAAAGTGGTTTAGGTATGGCACTTGCAATTGATGATTCAGGTGGATCTGCAAGAACTATATCTAACGACATAACAAACTTTGATTTTGCAATACCACGAGGTGTGCAAGACATTACAGGTATAGATAAGTCAGCAAATGAAAGACTACTTTTGTTAGCAGATTTTTCTATAACAGTTAATGGTGTTTTTAATGATGGCAGTAATGCGTCACACGATGTTTTTAAAACTGTAAGTTCGACTTCAGTTGCAAGAACTACGACTATTACAGTATCAGGTCAAACACTAGCAACTGAATCATTTTATACAGACTACGCTTTAAGCAGAGCAGCAACAGGTGAATTAACTTTTACATCTAATGGTGTTCTACAAAGTGGTACTGTACCAACTTGGGCATAATTTAGAAAAGGGAACATAATGAAAAAGTTTAAATTAAGTCAAGCCAAAAAAATTGCAAACATAACGTTTGAAGGAACTGATTATGATGGCTTAGAAGTTAAATGTTCTTTAGATTTGCCGATGAAAGTTGTTTTAGATATACAGCGTTTGTCGGTTTCTGAAGAAGACAAAGATAAATTAGAAGCAAACAAGATATGGTGCGACAAAGTTCTGTTATCTTGGAATTTAGTAGATGATAAAGGAGATGTTATTCCTGCAAATGCTGAAAGTGCTTTGATGGTTGCACCGTCTAGGTTGTTGGCTGTTTTGATTACAAAATGGGCAGAACTAGTTACAGAACCATCAGCAAATTTATCCAACACGCAGAACGATATGCCCACGTTGGAAACATTGGCGAACCAATCAACATTGAACTAGAACAAGCTTTGTTGATTGACATGATATGTAGAAGGTATGGGTGTATGCCAAGTGATGTTCTTGAAGAAGATGCTTCGTTACTGCGTATAATAAAATTGGCAACTATAGTAGAACAAAAAAACAATGGCTAATGAAGTAAATATAAAAATAAATGCCGATGACATGGCAAGTGGCAAGATAAGTGGTCTTAATAATCGCTTAAAATCAATGCGTGGTACTTTTCTAGGAGTGGCAGCAGCAGGTGGTGCTGTTACTGGTGTACTTGGCATGATGACAAAAAGCAGTCTTGATCAACAAATTGGAATTAATCAATTAGACAACGCTTTGAAAAATGTAAATACAAGTTATGCAGATAACAAAGCAGCCATAGAAGAAGCAATAAGTGCTACACAAGCAAAAACAAATTTTGGTGACGAAGAACAAAGACAAAGTTTAGCAAGAATAATACAACTAACAGGTGACAACACAAACGCTTTAGATGCTTTAGCGGTTTCAACAGACTTGGCTTCTGCAATGGGCATGGATTTGTCAAATGCTAGCTTACTTGTTGCTAAAGCATTAGCAGGTCAAACAAGTTCTTTGACAAGATATGGTATATCTTTAGAAGAAGGTGCTAGTAAAACAGAAATATTAGAAGCCTTACAAAAACAATTTGCAGGTTCAGCAGAAGCGGCGGCAGATCCTACAACACAGTTAGGAAATAGAATTGGTGACTTAGCACAATCTATAGGTGATGTGTTGTTGCCTGTATTAGAAACAATTGTGCCTATGATAGACAGAGCAGTACAAAAAGTTATTGCATTCAGCGAAGCAAACCCTACACTTACAAAAACTTTGGTTATAGGTGCAGGTGCTTTAGGTGCGATTGCATTGGCATTAGGTACTTTAGGTTTAGCAATACCACCAATTATTACTGCAATAACTGGATTGAAAACTGCGTTTGTTGTATTAAAAGTAGCTATGATGGCTAACCCATTTGTAGCAATAGCAACTGTTTTAATTGCATTAGCAACTGTCACAATACCTTTAGTTATAAAAAACTTTGACAGAATTAGAAACACAGTTGCAGATGTAGTAAATGCTGTAATGCCACATTTAGAAGCAATGGCACAAAATTTTGTTGATTTTATAAATGTTTTGATAGATGGTGCTAACAAAGTTAAATTTTGGGGTGACAAAATAGATCATCTTGGTGATGTGACATTTCCAAGAATGGAAAAAACTATAATAGAAACTACAGATGTAATAAAAGAAAATACTGATGCGATGAAAGAAAATGCTAATAACGCAATAGAGTTAGCTAATCAAAGAATACAATCAAGTCAAGAAGCAAAAGAAGCAGTATTAGAGGACTTAGAAGAAATTGCAAAATTTGAACAAGATGCAAGGGAACAAAGAACTGCTGAAAGGAAAGCAGAACAAGCACAAAAAGAAGCAATAGAAAAAGGTGATACTACAACAAGTTTCGATGACTTTTTAGCAAGGGAATTAGCAAAAGTAAAAGGTATGCGTGATGTAATAGATGTAGGTGGTAGAAATATGTCGAACGATTTAGCAAACGCTTTTAGAAACTTTGCAGCAGGTAGCCAAGTATCTGAACATGGTGAAGCTGGTAGAGCAGCACAAGACGCTTTATTTGGAATGATGGACACCGCAGGTTTTTTTCAAGATAGTAGTATGCCAATGTTGACAGATATGGTTGGATCACCAGTAACAGCAGTAAATATAATGCGACGTGGTTCAGGTGGTGGTGGTTACCAAAAAGTAGGTGACGTAAATGTGTTTGTCGAAGGTGATATGTATGGCATGGACGATTTTGACAGAAAAGTAAACAACGCAGTACAAACAGGAAGACAAACAGGTGTTTATACTGAAGATGAATTTTAAGGAGTAAAAAATGACAGCAGGAACATCAGATTTTCCAACAAGTTTAGATACAACAACTAATTTGCCTGTTGCTTCAGGTCTATCAGGAGTTGAATTAGATGGTGATGGAAATGCAAACAAGGTACATTCTAATTTACATGGAACAACTGACACAGCAGTAGTAGCAATAGAAACAAAAATGGGTACTGGTGCAAGTACACCTACAAGTGGTAATGTACTTAGGGGAACAGGAACAGGTACTTCAGCATGGGCAAAAGTGGCTCTAGCATCTGATGTATCAGGTACATTACCTGTTGGTAATGGTGGCACAGGGGCTACTACGCTTACAGATGGTGGAATACTACTTGGAAGTGGTACTGGGGCTATTACAGCGACTGCTGTGCTAGGTGATGGCGAAATGTTGGTAGGTGACGGCACAACAGATCCTGCAATAGAATCAGGTGCTACACTAAGAACAAGTATTGGACTTGGAGATGTTGCGACTAGAGATACTGGAATTAGCAATAATAATATTCCTATTTTTACATCAGGTGCAGCAGATAATGATTTTCTAAGAATAGATGGTACTGCAATAGAAGGTCGAAGTGCATCAGAAGTATTATCAGATATAGGTGCAAGTGCTGCTGCCGGTAGTTCATCTATTGTTACTACAGGTGCTCTAGATAGCGGTAGTATAACTTCTAACTTTGGGACTATAAACAATGGAGCTTCAGCTATTACAACTACAGGTACAGTTAGCACAGGTGATATAAGTGCAGGTGGTAATGTAACTTTAGCAGATGCAAAATCTATTGTGTTTGATCCTGAACCTGCATCAGATCACAATGCAGCTGGTATGATTGCACCTATGACAGCAGGTGCTACATTAGCATTTGGTGATGCTGTATATCAGAAGTCAGATGGTGAAATGCACTTAGGTGACGCTGATGCGGCTAGTACGTCAGGTGTTATAGCTATAGCAGTTGCAAGTGGTAGTGATGGTGCTAGTAGTAATTTTATGTTTTATGGCTTTCTAAGGGACGATACATGGAACTGGACAGTAGGTGGGCTTATATATCTTTCTACAACAGGCACTAGTGGTAATACGCTAACGCAAACAGCA